TGTCAAAATTTGTAGGTAGATTAGGAAATGTAGGAGTAGCCAAAGAAGCTACAAGTGGCACAATAGTGACACCTACGTTTTATGTACCATTTAATAGTATTAGCTTTGATGATAAGGTTACGACTGCTCGAGAGCAAGAGGGTCTAGGTAGAATTGAAGATAGTGATAGTAATTATGTAGTAAATAAATATGGTGAGGGTGATCTAGAGTTTGATCTGAACGATTTGAATCTAGGTGTATTTTTAACCAGCCTATTAGGTGGAAGCCCAAATACAACTGGTGGGCCAACTTACGCACACGCTTTCTCACTCTCTAATACCAATACTCACTCGACTATCTCACTAGCTTATCAAGACCCAGACCAATCAAAGATATTCCCATTCACTATGATTGATAGCCTAGAGATTACAGTTGAGCCTGATGGGATTGCTAAAGCAAAGGCTAGTTTTAAGAGTAGAGTATCAAGAGATTGGGCTACATTAACACCAAGTTATACAACACTTGGTAATAAGTTCTTACACCAACATCTAGTATTTAAAACAGCTACCAGTACAGCCGGACTTGCTGCTGCTAGTAATATATCTTTAAAGAAACTAACACTTACTATTAGTGCTAATGCTGATTTTGACAATGTAACAGGTACAGTAGAGCCAGAAGCAATTCTAAATCACCAATACAGTATTGAGGGTGAGATCACTCTAAATAAACAAGATGACAGCTACCGACAGTTAATGCTTGCCGGAACTTATAAGGCAATTCAAATTAAGTTTGATAGAGCTACTAACTCTAGTCTAGACATACAATTACCACGCGTTGACTTTACCGAGTGGGAACAAGACAGAAGTCTAGATGATATTGTTGGTCAAACAATACAGTTTAAAGGTAATTATGATAGTGCAAATGCAGTGGCTTCTATTAGTACTTGTACACTGACTAATACTAACAGCGGATCTAACTATTAGAAATTAAGTAAAGGAGAAAAAAGCATGAGTAGAATAGTAATAAAGCGTAAAATCCCTTTGGATTTTATAGGTGAAGAGTACAAAGATTGTTATTTAGAGTTCAAAACCATACCAATGAAAGACTACGAAAAGTATGTTGAGATGGCTAGTGCTAATAAAGACGAGAAAAAGGCAGTTGGATTTATAACCGAAACTCTAAAAGACTTATTCGTATCTGGTAAGTTTGTGGGTGAAGATAAAGAGTTATTTGATGTCAAAGCAGATGAGCTAGGTGATTTCGACATGAACGTGATGATTACTGTATTTAAAACTCTTACAGGACAAGACCAAAACCCAAACTAAAAAGGCGACTTGCCGACTCCATATTCCATAATGGTAAGCCGCCGATTGAACTGCTGAAGTATCATTATCGTAAGCTATTCCATTTATCTGCTAAGCAATTAGAAGAAGAGCCGGTTACGGACTTCTTTACGAATTTGCTTATTTATAGTTATACTCAAGAGAGAGAACGAATGGAAATGGAGAAATCTAAAAAATAATGGCTACAGCAAATATTAAAGCGGTTATAACTGCGGAGGACAATGCGAGCAGAGTTGTTGATAACTTTGGTAAGGGCGTTAACAAGACTTCCGCTGGTATTGGTATAGCTGTTGCTGCAATGGGTACGGCTGCAGTTGCGTTTGGCGTAAGTTCAGTAAAAGCATTTGCGGAGAGTGAGAGAGCTGGCAAACAATTAGATGCTGTGCTTAGATCAACAGGTGGTAGTGCTGGTGTTACCAGAGAAGCTGCTATTGAGTTGTCGCAAAGCCTAATGAAACTTACTGCTATAGATGATGATGCTATATTAAGTGCTGAAAACATGTTACTCACATTTACAAGTGTTGGTAAAGATGCATTCCCAGACGCAACAAAGGCTATATTAGACACTGCTACAGCAATGAACGGTGGACTGAAACCTGGCGCAGAAGAAATGACTGCTATAACCAAACAGCTTGGTAAAGCATTGCAAGATCCTGATGCTGGATTAGGTGCATTAAAAAGAGTAGGTGTTAATGTCGAAGAATTGCAACAAAAGTTCACAGACAGTATGCCTATACAAGAGAAACAAAAGCTTATATTACAAGAGCTTGGTAAAGAGTTTGGTGGTAGTGCAGATGCTACAGGTACTTTTGGTGATAAGTTGGCATTATTACAAGTTAACTTTGGAAACCTGCAAGAGAAGATTGGTGGATTGATCGCTAATGCAATGACACCATTGCTAGACAAGATAAACAACTGGATTGAAAAGAACCCAGAACTTACCGAGAAACTGCTACTGTTAGGTCTTGGTTTAGGAGCTTTAACTGTAGCCTTATGGGGAGTTAATACTGTTGTGAATATATTGAGTACATCTATTGGACTACTTAATGGAGTTATGAATACTGCGTTTGGTAGATTTGGTATATTATTAGGTGCTATTGTAGGTGTATACTACTGGTTTAAGACATTAGCTGCTGGCGTTGATTGGGGTAGTAATATGATTGCCAACTTTAACCAGAACTTATTAAACAGTATAGGTAGTGTGCAACAAGCTGGTGGTTGGATTGGTAGACTGGCAGGCTATTATCTAAGTCTAACTCAAGCAGTATACTCTGCAGCTAGAGCAATAGATGATTTAATACACAAGATACCAATAATAGGATCTATACTCCCACGATTGCCACAGCTTAGCTTTCCGGGCAGAGCTATCGGTGGTCCAGTAGCTTCTAATACTCCATATATGGTTGGTGAACGTGGGCCAGAGCTATTTGTACCTCGTAGCAATGGCGATATAATACCAAACAATCAATTATCAGGTGCGTCAAGCGGTGGTCAAACAACAATAAATATAAATGTAGGTCTAATGACAGGCTCGGCAATCGAAAGACGAGATGCAGCAATGAAGATGTTTGAAGATTTACAAGACATAGCCGGACAACGTGGTCAAACTGTAGGGCAGTTAATAGGAGTATAACATGGCATACACACTAAATGGCACTCAAATTAAGAATCCACAATCAATCAATGAAACAGTTGATAATTTTCAGTATGCTCAACAACGTACACTAGCTGGATCTATAAACAGAGATTACTTTGGTAGTAATAAAAGGGTATGGAAGTTAAGCTATCAGAATATATCTAAAACAGCTTACGATACTATAAAGTCTATATATAACACTTATACATCTACAGGTACAACAGTTGCTTTTATAAGCACCGAAACTAACTATGCAATATCTACTACTAATGTGCATATGAATATAGATGGCAGAGGGTTTACTGTTGGCGGTGAAGATTATATATCTAGCTTTACGTTAATATTGACAGAGGCGTAAATGCAAACAGTTGCTACTGGTTGGACTGCTGAAGAACGAGATACTACTCGTAATATAGTAGCTAGTACTCAAGTGTCTTGGAAGAAAACATTTAACTCTACGATACGATTCTTTGCTATTGGTGTATCTACTATTGGTGGTACAGATATAATACCAACACCAGACAGCTCGCCTAGTGCTTGGAATAAGTATAGATATACAGACGAGAGTGCTTATCTTACTCAATTAAGTTACGAGAGGGGATTAAACCAACCTACAGGTGGGGTTAGTAAAGCGATTGCCGACTTTGAGTTTGATAATACGTCAGGTCGGTTTACACCACGCTTTATGGGTGGCAGTAATACTGAAACATATACTGCGGTACAAAAACCGCGTAGACCTGTCACTATAAACGCTGGATTTAACTATAATGGTGTTGATCAGATGTTACCGCAATTCGTGGGACTAACTTCTAAAGTACCAGAAGTAAATGGGCGTAATAAGACTGCTAGATTTAAAGCTGATGACTTTGTAGGCTACTTAGAGAATAACTATGTAGATGATAGCTCAATGTTTACAGGACTCTTTACAGATGAGATATTGACGAACATATTTACCAATCTAGGATTTGCTACTAGTCAATATGATTTTGATTATGGTATTAACAAAGTACCATTTGGATTGTTTGAGGTTGGTACTAGATGGATTGATATAGTTAATCAATTAGTGCAATCTGAAAATGGTTATTTATACCAAGATGAGCTGGGTAAGATACGTTTTGAGAATAGACAACATTGGGACGGATCACCGCACAATACAATACAAAGAGTAATCGCCACCTCTCAAGTATTAGATACTAAGATGCCAAATGAGAGCCATTTAATAAATGTAGTAGAAGTAAAATCTAAACCACGAGCCAAGCAACCTAGCCAGTTGGTATTCACACTTGCTAGTTATAAAGAGATTGCTGCTAATAGTACAATTGAGATATTTGTAAACTTTGATGACCCAATGCTTGCGATTGACGCACCTGTATATGTTGCCAATACTTTAAGTGATGGAACAGGCACAGATGTTACTACTAGTGTAAGTTTGAAATCTCAAAGTAAGTTTGCCAAAGCTTGTAAGATAGTATTGCAAAACAACACATCACAAACTGCTTTTGTAACTGCTATGACTATGTATGGTAGACCAGCTAAGGTTAGTACCGATATATATACTAGATTACAAGATGATAGCTCTGTTACTGCATATGAGCAACGACCATTTAAAATAGAAAATGACTACATACAATCACAAAGTTGGGCTAATAGTTACGCCCAGATGATATTAAATGATTATTCTAATGTTGAAAATGTCCAAGAGATAACTATACGAGCTTTGCCAGAGCTACAGCTTGGTGATCTTGTTAGTTGGCAAGGTCGGTATTGGCGTGTATTTAATATTAAAAGTAGCGTTAGCCCAAGTAGTGGGTTTGTTCAAACAATAAAACTATTACAGCGTACTGTTACGACTTACTTTAGGATCGGTATCAGTACTATTGGCGGTAGTGATAAGATTGCACCCTAGGTGACGATATGAACCCACAAACAACAAATAGAACAACCGAAGATACCAATATATTAAATAAGAAGATATTGAGCAGAGATGAAATAGATATGGGTACTCCTAGCTCTAGTGGGGGCTA